GCAGCCGGCGCCCGGCCCAGCGGCCGGTCCTGGCTGCCCCATAATACTGGAACGTGCCCCGCAGCCGGCCGTCGTGGGAGCGCGCTGAGGCGATGGCGGTGAGTTTGGCGGTAGAGGACCGGGAGGCATCCAACCTGGCCTGTAGCGCGATCCTAGCGGGTCTGGAGAGGGTTTGATCGGCGAGAGCTGCCTGGACGGTAGCGCGTCGTAGATCAGGCAGCTCGGCGCCCTGAAATTTGAGCCAGTCTCGCAGCTGTGCCACCTGATTAAGACTGCGCACCTGGCCGTTGGTCAGCCGCACAATGTCATGGGTCAGCCGGGTGTGAGCGGTGTCCATCAATGCCGCCAGCTCGGCGACGAGGTGGTGATCGACGCCAATGCCCTTTTGGTTGATCCGGTGGTCGGCCTCGAACACCTGGCATTCGCGGGGGGAGAGCTCCGGGACCCGGCGATCGAGCTCGCGCTCGGCCAGCACGTCCTGTTTGCAATAATCGACCAGTTTTTGAAATCTCACCGGGTCGGTTTCATGCCACCAGGTGATGGTGGGCGAGAGGCTTCGCGGCCGGGCAAACCGCAGCATCAGATCCCGGGACGCATGGTCCTTCTGCTGGGTGAGCCCCAAGGCCCGGCCGACCAGGTCCAGGCTCGCCGGGTATCCCGCCACCAAGGCGCGGGCCATCGTGCAGGACCACTGGGACAAAGGGACCACCGGCCAGCCCTGCGGGACCAGCTTGTTGAAATAAACGTTGTGCTCGAAAAGATAGTTATGCGCGACGACCGTGGCACCGGCACGAACCGCGTCTACAAAAAGTTTGGGCGGCGGGCCGCAGAGCCAAGTCTCGACCGGGCCGTTGTCGAGGGCGTAGCACAAGACCGTGACCTTGGTGTCGGGGTGCTCGGCGTAAGCATGCGAGCCCGTCTTGCGCAGATCGGCAGTCGAGGTAGTCTCAAGGTCAAGAACGAGACGCATTTACGCTAAAAGACTTCGCGCCAATGCCATGCAGCTCCATCCAAAATTTCCTTGATAAACTTTTCAGCAATTATCTCAGCGGCATCTTCCGGGCCACTACGGTCTTTGTCGTCGCCTATCTCATACCGAATGTGACACGCGATAAGCACTACCAGAGCATGATGAGCCGCATAGCGCTTATCTTCTAGGCTCAACGAGTCAAGAAACTCATCAAGGAAATTAGTTATTTCCATGTTGTCTTCCCTAGAACTCCAGGCTGCCTGCCAACACAAAACTTAGTGCCAGCAGGAGCAGCCAGAAGAGATCGTGTTCCGGGCTAAAACGGGACTTCGTCATCGACCATTACCGCGGCGCCGGGGCCGTTGTAATCGTCGAACTCATCGACGGCTTTCTTGCGCCCGTCGAGCCGGGGGCCATCGGTGCGGCAGACCTGAAGGTTGTTGAGCGCGAACGACACGCCGCGGTTGCCGCTGGTGTTGTAGTAGAAGGGCGACACGGTGGCGCGCACCAGCTGGCCCGCCCAGATGTCCTCCGGGACCATGATCTCGTTGCGCACCGCGTCAACCAGGCCCGGCTTGGACTTTGTCCAGGGCGAGATAAAGATGCCGCCCGGGATGTCGTAGCCGCTGTATTGCTTCTCGCTGGTCGGCCGAAACGGCGAGCGCAGCCCCGCCATAAACTGTGCGTCCCGCGATTTGCCGGCGCCGCACTTGTCGTCGATCTCTTCGCGCACGGCCCGCTTCAGGGCGTCGTAGGCCGGGTCCTTCTGGGCGTCGGTATTAAACAGGATCGAGCACTGGTAGACCGGGTCGCCGCCGGGCGCCCGGGGCCGCGGCGAGAACAGGTTGGGGAAGGACAGGATACCGATCGGGGTGCGGACACTGGCAGACATGGCACTAGGTCTCCTTCGAGTTAAGTTTTTCGGCAATCTCACCGGCGCAGCCGGCGTAACCGGCCCCGTCGACGTAATCGTCGATGTTGTGGGACCCGCTGTACCGGCGGGCGATCTTGAAGGCTTCCAGCATGTTGGCGACATCGAGCGCGTCGAGGGCTTCAACAAACGATCTGGTAGTCCATCCACGTCTGCGAGCTTTCGCTTGCAGGATCGCGTTCCACAGGTCGGCAGTGTTTTGGAAGTTGATCGTCTTGTCCCCGTGCGTGACCTGACGGTCACCACCAACCAGGGCGACGGCATCGGCGCAGATCGAGGCGGCGGTCTTCATGCCGAGGCTTTCGGCAGGACGAAGTCGATAATGTGCTTCAAGTCGAGGATCGCCTCGTCCAGCTCTTTTCGAGTAAGAACCCGGCGCCGTTCCTCTAGCTTGATAAGAAGCCGTTCCAGATCGAACTGAACCACGATCATCGGGGAGACCGAAAACATATTGAGCTGGCTACTCATCGAGGAAGTCCTCTCCGGCGTCGGTGTGGTTGTCGCGACCCAGCTTGAGCCCCGAGGACCGGGCCTCGATCATCACGGCGGCCTGGTCCCAGATCAGCCGCCCCTTGCGGGTCCGGTGCAGCTGCCGCTCAATCTGGGCCGGGGAGCGAACTCTCGTTTCCCAGATCTCATCGTGGCTGGCGCCGAGATCCGATAGCCGGTGCGCGATGTCGGTGTCGGGGGCGAGCCACTTGCGGGTCGGTCGGGTCGGGACCAGGCCCCAGCCCGGGATACGGATCTGGTGCTCTAACTGGCCGATCGCGAACTCGCGTATCCGCGTGATCCACAGCTCGGCACGCTCGGCGGCGTCGAGGGCGCGGGCCAGTTCGTCGGTGTCATCCGGCACCCGGTAGTCATCGAACTCGGCCTTTGCCATCTCAAGGGCGTCGGCCATCAGCTTGGGACAAGCATGCGACACCGGGCAGAACCGGCACCAGGTGCCCGGGACCAGGGGCGCGTCGGGTTGGGCGCAGGCTTCGACACCCGGGACCAAAACGTCATCCACCCACATCAAGAGATCGACGACATCGATCTCCCAGGATCTTATAGGTGACACTCCTTGGGCGTGCGGCTGCACGATGGTGAGTTTGACGCGCTCTATGCGCTCCGGTTTTGGGGTCCAAAGACCGTTACCGCCGCCATCAGGCAGCGCTTTCAAGACACCGGCTGCGTAGAACATTAGCTGCGGGTTTTCGACCGCGCTGACGGTAATACCGGCACCGTTTTTGTAGTCGATCACCTCCAGGTTCACGAAATCGCGCACGATGGCTGCGTCCACCGTCCCAAAAACGGGGACCGGAAGAGGCGAAGTGAAATATCCATCCAGCGACACACGGAACTCGACGTTGTCCCAGTACCACCCTTTGAGCATCCGCTGCAGGCGAAGATAATCGAGCATCACGTTGACACCATCGATCAGGTCCTGATCAATGGTCACGCTTTGACCGTCACAGGCGACCTCTTGCCCCAGCATCTTTCTATTGGCAGTCAGGGTGTCGTTGCGAACCGCCTCTTCGATCATCTCGTGCGCCAGGGTCCCGGTCGCGGCGTAGATCGAGGATGGCCGGTGCGGCGCGGTCTGGCTAAGCCGGAAAGACCCCGGGCAGTTGAGCCAGCGATAAGCGCTCGACGCCCCCAGGAGCGAGTGCTCGGTCATCAATCGTCCTCGTCCCCCTCGTACAACCGAACAGCAGCTGCAGCAGCACTGTACAGATCAAGGGCTTGCTGCACGGCTTCTGTAACCAGTTCTTTCGGTTTCGGTTTGTAGTTAAGACCGTGTTCCCGCCACTCCAGCATGGCGTCATACAACAGCTCGGCATAAATTGGCCCCACCAAGCGCAAAAAGTCGTCGATAGTCATTTCCGCAGCCCGGTCTCGTGCGCCAGCTTCATCACCGCGGCGAAAAACTCGTGCCCCTTGTCGTTGGGGATGTCGTAGAACTTCGCGATCCCCCAAGCCTTCTGCAGCGCCTTCACCTGGGCCACCTTGCCGGCGGCGTAGGCTTCCCGCACCAGGGCGAGGCCCGCCTCCTTGGCTTCGGCCGGGCTCATGTTGGGGTCCATCAGGCCGAGCTCATCCTCGACTGCCTGGTCCTGGCCGTTGGCCCCTTCGGGGCCGCTCAGATCCGCGCCGCTGTCGTCGGCCTGGCCGTTGCCGGCAGCCTTGGCGGCCTTGGCGGCGCGGGCCTTCGCCGCGGCTTCCTGGCGGCCGGCTTTGGCAGCCGCAGCCCGGTCGGGGTCGTCCGGGATCGAGGAAGGGTTAGCCGGCGGCAGCGGCATCGGCCGCTCGGACGGCAGAGGGGTCGTATCCGGCAGCCGCTCGCCCGGGGCAAGAGTGGGTAAAAGCATGTACCCGAAGAGCTTCCGGAACTCAGCTTGCCCGGCGGCGGTCCCCAGGTCGACCGTCACGTTGATCTGCATCTGCATTATCATCTCCTTGAAGTTCGCCGATCTCGGCCGCCTTGCGGCGAAAGACCCGCATGATCCGCTCGTCGAGGGTGCCGGGCAGATAAAGGAAAGAGGCCAGGACCATGTCGCGCTGGCCCAAGCGGTGCGCCCGGGCGATCGCCTGGACGTTCTCGCCGGGGACCCAGGACGCCTCGACGATCGCCACCTCGTTGGCGGCGGTCAGGGTCACTGCGGTCCCGGCCGCGAGGATCTGGCCGATAAAGACGCGGGTCCCGGGGTCGGACTGGAAATCCTGCACGGCCAAGGCCCTGGCGTTGGGCGTGCTGTTGCCGGTCACCACCACGGGGGCGAACTCTTTGAGGCCGCGCTCCAGCCCGGCGATGACATCGCGGTGCCAGGCAAAGAGCAAAATCTTGTCGACCGAGGCCAGGCGTTCCTGGACCCAAAGGATGCTCGACGCGACCTTCATCAGACCCAGCTCGCGGCGCACGGTGGCGACCGCGCTGTCGGGGTTGCGCAGGGTTTTTAAGAGCTCGTCGTCGCCGGCGTGCTCGAAGGCGTAGTTGAGTTTGGCGGCGATCGCCCGGACCTCGGGGCTGACCCGAACGATCCAGTTGTTGAGGGGACCGCCCGTCAGTGGGATGTCCTGCAACACCAAGGGCGGCAGCTCGGTCAGGACCTCGTCCTTACGACGCCGCAGGATCTTGTCCCGGAGGCTTTCTCTGAGGATCGTCTGGTTCTTGGAGCCGGTCACCTGGCGCCCGAAGGGGGGTATATCTCGAAACCGACAAAAGCGGTCCTCGAACTCGGCCTGGCTTAACGCCCGGTTGTTGTGGGCGCGCAAAGCGCCGGGCCAAAACGTCCGATAGTGCTGCCACAGCTCGCCGGCGTGGTTGGGGGTCGGCGTTCCGGTTAAGAGGATCACCTTGCTGGCGCTGGCCTGCACCCCGGTGCTGGAGCCCTTATGGCCGTAGATCGTCAAGGTGCGGTTGCTGGGGTTTTTCAGGTAGTGCGCCTCGTCCAAAATCAGCAGGTCGAACCGCCGCGAGCGCAGATGGTTGGCCAGCTCGCTGCGGCGGTCGGAGAACTCGTCATAGCCGACGATCAGGATGTATTTTGGTTGGTCGAGGCTGAGCTTAACCTCGGTGAGTTTGGTCCCGGGCTCCACTAGGACCACATGGCGGGACCAGTTCAGCAGCCAGCGTTGGATCTCGGCTTGCCAGACCCGCCGGGCGCCCGCGGGGCAAACGATCACGATACGCCGGGCGCCGATCCGGGAGGCCGCGCGCAGAGCCTGCAGGGTTTTCCCCAGGCCCATCTCGTCGGCCAGCAACACCGCCTTGTGTTTTTCCAGCTGCGCGCACAGCCAGTTAACGCCTTTGTCCTGGTAATCACGCAGCGGTGGTGCAGCAACTGCGGGCATTAAAATCCCCTGTCGCCCACAAGATGTTAGGTCCTGTGGGTCTTGGTTAACAGGGGCTAATGTGGGCCGTTGTCGTTTGTCCTGTCAAGCAGGAAAACGCACCCTACACAGGACGTGAGATTACGCCTTGCCCGACACCTCGGGCTGACCCTCGAACCGGGCGATCATCTCTTTCATCAGGGTCACGACATCCCGCCGGTCGGCGCCGTTGCTCATGTAATTGCAGCGCCCGGTGGTGCCGCCGTAAGGAAACATCATCACGACGATGCCGGTCTTTTTGTTGGGGGCTTTGGCGCCGTCGTTCAAAAACTCGTCGAGCGTCTGCATGATCGCGGTCATCTTCTCGTGATACTCGGCCTGGACCGGCGCATCCCCCAGCCGCTGGTGTGGTTGCTGCTGATAAAACTCGCGGCGTCGCTTGCTCTCACCCATCGGAGGCACCTCCTTGTTGTGCGCCAAATAACGCTAACAGAGCCGCTTCGGCCCGGCCATCGTCCTTGGCGCGGGTAAAATAGGCGGCGTTCGCCGGGAACAGCCGCGAGGCGATCAAGCGGGCTTCGTTCTTGTCGGGGCCAAGTCGGAAGCTGCGTTTCCACTCGTTAGGGGTGACCAGCTGCAGCGAGATCCCGAGGGCGGCGAGAACGCCGCGGACCAGCCCATAGGATAAGCCAAAGCTGAAAGAGCTGGTCACACCCTGCCGCGGCATCGCGTGGACCCGCTCTAGATAGGCGCAGTCCGGGGCGTACACGCGAAGCGTGTCCGCCAGCCAGAACTCGCTGATCTGCCGCCGGTGGGTTTTGCCGGT